ATCCATTTTAACCTTCTTAAACTTGGGACCTACAGCGTAGGTTATACCTGTTCTTTTTGCTAATTCGATTAGTTTAGGAGCAGGAATAACACTTAAATCTAAAGCATGGACATAACCTCTAAATAACGGGTTCAATATTAAAAGTAACTTAAACCTTCGCTCGTTTCGTTTAGCAAAGGTATATGTACATGAAACGATCATACCCCTTTGTAGACCATATCTAGTGGTCGCAAGCCTATTGAGCCAGTTTACTCTATGCTGCGGTATATAGCTCATTCAAATAATCAGACGCCTGTTTAAAGGTTTCAAACTCTTTTTTGTTTTTCATGTCGATAGCCTTGTCATATCCTTTAGCATCGACTTTAGATTCAATAATTGGTGCATGAACCCATTTGTCTCCATCTTTAAATATGATGTCGCCCATAGTCCTAACAGTAATTGGGTACCAATATTTACCCATACCGTCTTGAACCATTTCACGTTTTAGCGCATCTGGAAATACACTGACATCCTGATCAAGTATACACATATACCCAGATTCAGTACATAACATTGTCTCGCCATCTTTATCGTCAAATTCACAGATTGCAGTAAACTCATTTGTAATAGGTGATATCGTTAAAAGATCGCCGCCTTTTTCGATATATGATCTCATAGGTTTATCCATTGTCTTACCTTTATTTTCAATATAACAAATTTATTTGACTCTTTATAGTTCCGGAAGCTCTAAAGGCTCAAGATTTAGTGTAGGTAATTCCAGTTGTTTTTCAACTACGAAATACTGGTCAATAATATTACTTAAATCGTCAGTAACCTTATTGATACTAAAATTGTCCTTGACGTATTTAGTCTGCTTAGCAGTTTTAGGTAAATAGGCTTTATAGTCCGAATGAACACTTTGCATCAACTGAACAGCAATGCCTGGATCAATATCAAACCACGAGCTTTCTGGTACAATAACGTCTTTCCAAACTGCAGATGGATCAACTTGATTTAACTGACCTGGAACTAGAACTCCATGTTCTGACATAAAGTCCAAGTGACCTGACCAATTAGAACAGATTACAGGTTTACCAGTTACACTAAACTCTAACAGTGGACGACCATATCCTTCTCCCTTAGTAAAAGATATCATTGATTTAACCTTACTATGGTTATATAGCGCGTTCATTTGTAAAGGTGTAAGATCACCATGTAGTAAGTAAACTTTAGGACCATTTTTACCGGTGTACTGTCGTATTCTCTTCAATAGTTCATATTCATCAACTCTACTAAAGCCGGACATGCCAGTTTTCAATATTAGAGCAGGTCGATTCCTAGAAGATTTGTTTTTGAAAGCTTCAGTAAAAAGGTTCAACATTCGAGCAATGTTCTTTCTGTCATGACCCGGATTACCCTTTAGCCAATGACCTACAAACAAGAAGCAAAACTTTTCCTGGATCTGGCTCATAAATGCTTCAACTTCCGGGTCTACGTCCCTACGCTTATTGTAAACAGAAAGATCTAAACCTTCATGTAGTACTTCAACAGGAACTTGAAGTTCAAGATTGCCTGTAACTTGTTGTGTATTACTGTCTCGCATTTCCCATTTACTGGCTTCAAATACATCTTTAGCGTGCTTGCTTGGAACAAGGATCAAGTTCATGTTATTACAACCTTGAATCCATGGGCCTGCTGCTAACGTCGTTTCTATACCTGCAGTAATACCGACGTTGTATTTTCCAACTGGTGTAAATTCATTAGGTACTGTGATCTGGACCCAGATGTCAGGTCTGAAAGTAATATTTGGAATGCATCGTACAGCAATCTCCGGGTGATTTTCCAATTCAGTTCTTGGACAATTTCCCCATGGTTGGTCTAAGATACTAACATTGTACTTGTCTAATTTAAGAAAACTATAAATGACGTCTCTGGAATGATCTCCATATCCTGATCGGCTTGATGCCGGGCAACTTATAACTAATGTCGGTTTCATACTAAAGCTCCGATTGATTTTTCATATTTAACACTGGTATCGATTAATTCAAATTTTGTTCTTGGCTTAAAGTTTTCAAAACAAGTATCAACTGATTTTGCAAATTCAGAACACATAGCCTCTTCAGTAAAACCTTGTTCAATTAAGTAAGTTCTACCCTCTGCACCTAATCGAGCTCTATCAGCCTTTGACATATTATACCAATGATTTAACCCTCGTGTTATGTCCGATATAGTCGGCCTAGAGTCGTAGATATATGGAGTCTGCGGAGATCCTTGTAAGCTCATGTTTGGAAATAATGGAAAAGTCCAAGGCCCAGAATTGAGAGATTGCTTACCTGCTGAGTTACTTGGAACATCTGCAGTAAAGTCTTCTAGACCAATATATCTGTATTTACCCTTACCTGAAACATTCTTCATAAAGCCCATTTGATCTTGAAGACCGCCTGTTACCGTTGCTATTGTTGGAGTTCCAGACATCATCGCTTCAGCGTGTGTTAAGCCAAAACCTTCTGCTGAACTAGGATTACACATTACATCTGCCATATTGTAAAACCAGTTCAATGTCTGAGCAGAAACTTTATTAGATGAAAATACTATATTACAGCCGGGTGCAAGATTCTCTGCTACAGCGTGAAGATCAGTACCGTGCTCATCTACAATATCAGTATGCATTAATAGTGCGGCTTTATCACCTAGTTTATTTTCATTAACGAAATTAGCAAAACCGGAGATCAAGTCAGAAGGGCCTTTTCGTCTAATGTTTCTTGAATTGAACATGGCAATAAATTCAGGCTGATTGTCTCCGAACATTTGCTGCTTTATATCTGCAATTGCACTAACATCAGCTTCAGTATGACAAGGATAGAATTCTTCAGGGTTTATACCGTGCGGTACATAAGTAAGATCTACACCTTCCTTTCTAGGTCTAGTTGTGCATACATGCTTATTAATGTTATAAGTCTGCTTTGAAATAGCCATCAAAAGATCGCAGCAATCATAAAAAGGCTCGTTCCAATGCGGATAAGGCAGATCGTCCCAAATATTGTAATACATCAAAGGCGTGGTCTGACGAAGTTCATGTTCCATGTTATATAGCCAGCCCCAAAATCTTGGATCGGTAAAGTGAACAATACCGTCTGGCTTTTCTTGTTGTAAAACTTGACGCAAAAGGTTTTCATCACCATAACCATGTACAGGAATAACCTTTACACTAGCATCAGTTATACCCATCTGCTTGTTTACATCTTCACTTAAGTCAAATATCTTACCCTGTTCAGGATGATTAACAGCACCACCGATGTTGATCCAATCGTATTTGTGTGCAGTACCTTTAACTAAAGCTCTCGCCATAGTTCCTACACCAGAGTGTAAGCGGATGTCGTCGCTTAACATCAATAACTTCTTTTTCATTATAACCCTTATACCTAAATTATTGTTTGATCATATTTCTAAATTTCTCATCAGAAATATACTTTTTCAAAACTTTGTTTACTAACGCTTGAAATGTCATTTTGTCTTCAACGCACAAATGCTTAAACTTGTTGTGATCAGAAACATTAACATGCACAGACGTTAGCTTTTTCTCTTTATTCACCATAACGTAATTCCTCTATAAATATAAATATAGGTATATATTGCGTTATGATATGACTACTACGTTTTTTCCTAGTTTTTTCGCCTCTTTACATGTATGAAGAGTACCATTAGACGGAACGCCGTTTGGTATAAATGCAATAAGATAATCCGAATACTTTGCTATCAATTTATTTCTATGAAAGAAATTCTTAGGCATATAGACTTTATCATAAAAATGATCAGGCATAGCTGAATAGAAATTTTTTGACGTATGACTCGGGTTGAACTCAATATAATGACAGCCTAGTTCTAGAGCATATTTCTTAGCATATTTATCGGCACCATGAGGACAGCCGCCTGAAACAATTTCTACATTATCGGACCCAAATTTCAATGTAAGTTTATGAATAGTGTCTTTTATTTTACGATGGTTTTCATATTCTCTAGAACCAACTATTCCTACTCTGACAATATTTGGATGCGATCTTTTTCTGGGCATAGTTCAGGTTTATCTTTAAATGGGCAATATTTACAATGTTCTCTTTTATTACCAGGTATTGCTGGATAATCGGCATCGGCATTCTTTTTACCGTCTTGAGTAAATGCATGATCAACAAACTCTGATAGAACTTTGTCAGATTTATTGATTGACGGTTTACCGGCAGACGGCTTATATACTTGTACACGTGATTGAGCAAACTCCGTATTCCAAATCTTTCGCTTTAGTATAAAATATTCTACTTCGATGTCGGACTCGTTGACTTCATATTGCTTTGCAAAATACTTCTTGTACAATCTTAACTGTAGACCATTTTGCTTCTTTTGATTTTTTGTCCATGTTGCTCGACTAGTTTTAATATCGATGATACGTATTGTATCGCCTTCTTTGATTACTAAGTCAACAAACCCCATGATCATAACCTTGTCATTGCAGTCTGTTTCAATTAAGATCGGTAATTCAACACCTAAAAGCTCGCTGTTCTTCTTAGTGAAATACACACCTCGTTTTTTCTTAATATAATCAATTATTTCGAGACCGTCAAGATAAAAATCGTTTAATTCAGCAGGTGATGAGAAGGTTGAACCGGATTGTTCAACGTCCTGCTTAAAATTCTCACGCATTCTGTTCTTAAGATAGTCATGATGGTCAAATTCATCTGCAGCTTTTGCAGTTGCTTTATAAACCATTGTTAAGTAGTGCTGTACTGTTTCATGCATCGATGTACCGAATACAGTATACACGCTTGGCTCATATACCTTATGACCATCAATATATCTTAGTTTCCACCTACGAGGACAAGTAGAAAACTGGGATATTTGACTATAGGATATAGTCTTTTTACCCAGCATTCTAGCTTGCTTCGCGAGGTCTGCAGGTGTTTTTACAACCATGTAGGACTTTTAGTGATCTTCTTTAGACTTTACTTCATGTAGTTTGTCCATATACTGCTTGGCTTTTAGAAGATCTTCATAGCCACCTTTCAGTTTATATCGACAAATGTATTTGACAATATTACCTTCTATAAAATCTAGATTTTGATCAATGATAAAATCCCAGACTTCTATCTTACCCTTATTGTAATGTACAGGGTGATTTGTTGCACTTGAATTAGCCATTTAACAGTTGCTTATCACCTGACTTAGGAATAAACTCATCGTTAATATGTCCACAATCATCACACTTAAATACTTGAAGAGGTATCATACTTTCTTGACCAGTTGGCGATAGAACTGCAGATATTTTCTTAAATAGAAAAACAGGTACAAACGTTTGATTGCCGCATTTAGCACATAACACATCGGTCATGTCCTCTGCCTTTAGATTTACCTGTGGCTGTGGATCGTCTTTAACTACTTTCATTTTTTTCTCCTTACATGAAACTTGGTGCAGCTTCTTCTTCGTCAATATTAGTAATAACCGCCTCTGTCATGAGAATTGTACCTGCAACTGAAACAGCCTTGGTGATTGCGGTCTTTGTAACTTTAACTGGGTCAATAATTCCAGCATCGAACATATTAGTATATTGCTCTCCTGATACATCAAAACCCATGCCAGGCTCTGTTGATGAGTTTAGCTTACTATAGATATCGTTGAAATTAAGACCTGCATTATGAACTATGGCCTTCAATGGCGCTGTAAGCGAATTCATTACGATTTGCCAGCCAACAGCCTGATCAGTATCAGTAATTGTATGCTGAGGCTCGGGTTCAGTTGTAGTACAGTTAAGTAATGCAACACCTCCACCTTCAATAATACCATCGTCTAATGCGGCTCGTGTAGCATTAAGTGAATCTTCAACTCGATCTTTCTTTTCCTTGAGTTCAAGTTCGGAATGTGCACCAATCTTAATAATAGCAACTCCACCTGATAGTTTACCAAGTCTCTTTTGCATTAGTTCAATTTCATAGTGACTAGTTGACTGATCGATTAACGTTTTAATTTCAGTAATTCGATCTTCGATTTGCTCTTTGGTACCAGGACCATCAACAAACACAGTCTTCTGACTATTTGCAGTAACAGTTTTTGCTGTGCCAAGCCATTCAGGATCAAACTTGTCAACGTGCATAGCCTTTTTACTACTTACTACAGTAGCGCCAGTAATGATAGCCAAGTCCTCTAGAATGTCAGTTCGCTTATCACCGAATGCAGGTGCTTTAACTGCGCAACATTTCAAAGTACCTCTAGCGTTATTTACTATAAGTCCAGCCAATGCATCGCCCGTTACATCTTGAGCCACAATTACCAATGGCTTATCGATCTGAATACAATATTCTAGAACTTTGACAAGTTTCTTGATGTCATTCAGGGTCTCGTCAACTAGTAATATGTAAGGATTCTCATACTGAGCAATCATTTCAGTCTGATTGTTTACGAAGTATGGTGAAAGATATCCCTTGTCTAGTTGCATACCTTCTACAATTTCAAGTTCGTCCTCATGAGTATTACTATTTTCAACAGTAACAACGCCGTCAGTTCCAACTTCATCAATAGCATTTGCGATAAGATAACCTACCTTTTCATCACTATTGGCACTAATAGAAGCTACTTGCTTAATTTCATCATATGTACTGACAACTTTAGCAGCATCATCGAGTTTTTCAAGTATTACTTCTACAGCCTTGTCCATTCCACGTTTGATGTCAACTGGATTAGCCCCATCTTCTACAGCCTTAAATCCTTCAGTGACAATGTTATGTGCAAGAACGGTTGCAGTTGTGGTTCCATCACCTGCTTCATCATTAACTTGACTAGCAACTTCTTTTACCATCTGAGCACCTGCGTCCTCTAGCTTATCTTCGAATTTAATCACTTCGGCTACTGATACACCGTCTTTGGTTGCGGAATAAAATCCACCTTCTTTTTCGATTACAACAGTACGACCTTTAGGTCCTAGTGTAGACGTTACAGCTTTTGCTAGTTTATCTACACCTTTTAGTATGCCACTTTTGGCATCGTTTGAGAATTCAATATTCTTATTCATTGTCAGACTCCGTTATAGTTAAGATTTCGTTTTCAGGAAGAATATAGAAGACGTCATCCTCTACTTCAAATTTCTTTGCACTGTATTTTGGAAATACAACGATATCAGATTGACTGACTTGCATAGGTGCTCGTTTGCCAGTTGATAACATGATTCCAGGTCCTACAGCTTCGACTTTGCCTAAAAGAGTTCCCTCTTGTTCAATGTCCGGAAGGATCACCCCACCGGCCGTCTGTCCAATGTTTTCTACAATTTTGACTACTACTTTATTAGAGATAGGATAAAGCATTATAACTCCATTTTTAATTAATAAAACCGTTTAGTATAACTATCAAACTAATTCCGCTTCGTACTGTTCTAGTGCCAGCTTAACCGAAGGTATTAGTGCAAATTCATCAAGTTGATCAAGTACTTGCTTTCTGAAGAATCTGTCATAGTCAATTTCAAATATGTCAGTATTCTTGTCAATAAGGTGCAGATCTTCTTCATTAAGGCAAAGTGCATCACGGCGTTCTTTGGCTTTAAGATGATCTTCGCACTTGCTTTTGATATAAAATAGCAATGGTGTGTCCATATGTGTAATATTGGTGGACAACTTTTCATTAGCCCAAACAGATGCACGCACATGCTGTGGTATAACTTTATAACCATCGAATGGACCATTGAACTTTTTATTGATACCTAGTAACTTGTAGTCAGTTGTTTCAATGGCTTTTCTAAGATTATCTAAGTGTTCAACAGTAAGAGTATCACGCACCGCCAATTCAGCTAACGTATTGAGAGATTCTTTCATGAACTTAGGAGTATCTTTACGAATGATATTCATACCTTTGATATACTTCTTACCAGTTTCCCGAATGATACTGTAATATCTTTTCTTGCTTTCACCAAAGTAACAATGAGACAAGTCATATTCAAACTTAAGATCCATTAGGAAATAGTCATCTTTGAGTGCATCAGTGTATTGCGGTACAAAATCGTTTTTCAAAAGATCATTAAACTCATCTAGCATATTAACAACGTCAGAAGCAGATTTGTCATTAGACTTAAAGAAACAAGAGTCAGTATCACCGTATAGGATATCATGACCAAACTTGTTGTTGATTGTTACCATTGCATATCTGAGAGCATTTCGTGCAAAGAATGTAATGGCATCAGCAACTTCAGGCTTGTATAATCTGAATAGGTTAAAGGCCATTGCACCGTATGCCGAATTAAGAATTGTCTTAATACCAAGTTGTTCTTTGGATTTTGAAAGCAATTCATCGCCAGTATATTGACCAGACTTGATACCTTTATTGATTTCAACACGTTGCAAGAACAATTTTCTGAGAAGACGTGGCAGCATACCTTCCATGTGATCTGCAGAGTAGAATAGATATCTTTCACCGAATAAATCAGTATTGTGACCTGTATCGATAAAACCGATGTTATCGGACTTGAGCTGAGATATTACTTCATCAATACTAACGCCAAGTTCATCACATTGTTTCTGACTAGTAATGAATGTTTCTGGACTTAGATTGAAAGCCATGATAGTCGTTGGATATAGTGACGTATAGTCAACGCAAGTAACATCTTTATGTAAACCGGGTTGAGTAGGCTTGATAACAATCGCAGCTTTGTATTCTTGCTTTTGGCTAGAACCGCGACTAGGTAAAACGACTTGATTGAAATGTTCTTTAAGAATATAGTTATCAACAATCATTGACTTATAGAACATCATATTCAAAGTCGTAAGATTGGCAATCGATTGTAGTTGATAGTATTGATTGAATACTTTAAGTTTACTTTCGATTTCAACTAGAATTTCAACATCACGAATACCATATTTCATAAAGCCGTCGAAGTTGTCACGCCAATCTTTCCAAGTAACTTCAGTTAACTTATCAACTTCACGTTCGGGTACAATTTCTTCAGCTGCAGTAGCAAGTTTCCAGTTGGGAAGTTTGTAATGCATGTCTTGAAGTGCATCGATCATGTCAACGTGGTCTAGACCATTGATAGTTGTTTTCCAATAATCACCACGTTTCTTGATGTAATATCTACCGACTGGGCTTAGTCTTTCAACTGGAACGCCGATAGCTTTTCCACGATTTAAGATATAAGGCATATCAAAGCCAGTTGAATACCAACCAGTAAGTACATCGCAATTGGTAGTTCTGACTAGTTGAATAAAGCCAAGGATAACTTCAACTTCAGTCTTACAGTAAATGTAATTTACATTACCTTCAGATTCCATGTGAGGGTTATCATACTGTGCAGTTTCATCAGGGTGCCAAGCAAAAACATAGAATTCCTTGTTCTTACTAGAATATGCCTGAATAGATGTAATAGGCATCTGATGAATGTGTGGCTTGTTAAGATCTGGCCGACTTGGATCCCAATCAGTTTCAATATCGTAAAACATGATATGACGATCTTGAGACCATTCAAGACCCTTGTACATCATATATCTAAACTCAGGACTGACATCGGCTTCATGAATATGGCCTTTGAATCGACGTTTCAAGTCATTCTTAAGTTTAATAGAACTATAGTAAACTTTATATACTTTATCACCATATAACGTTTGATGCACCGTGGTGTCAGAGCAATCTAATTGACGTTCATCAATAATTTCACTGATACGTTCACAGTCAAAGTAAAAGAAGTCACGATAAGTGTCTTTGTAGGTTACAAACTTCTGGTCTTTGTCATAACCGTAAACATTGATGTTGTATAGACCTTTTTCAAAGGTGCTAGTAATTCTGGAGACTTTAATCTTCGGTTTTATCATAGAGTTTTATTTACAGTCTAATATAACAATTATAGTTTAAACACCAAAGATTATTTTGTACCTGTTGAACCAAAGCCACCAGTACCACGATTTGAAACACCTTCATACAAAAACTGTTCCTGTACAACTTCAACATCAGGATTACCTAGTTGCACAAGAACGAATTGTACGATCTTATCACCTGGATGTATCATCTGTGTGTCCATACCGACATTTGTCAAATGGATGTGTATTTCGCCTTGATAACCAACGTCAACTACACAGGCTCCTACCTGTAAATTTTTCTTTGTAGCAATACCTGACTTGTTGAATGCAATAAGTGCATGACCAGTTGGAACATTTACTTTAACACCAGATGGTATCATTACTGAAGCGCCCGGTTCAACAGTATACGATTCAAGCGTATTTGGTACAAAGAAGTCGATTCCTGCATCTTCAATATTTGCACGTGTCGGCGTTTTTACGTCTCTAATTTTTGAAATTTTCATTTATTTTTCCTTTAATAATTTCCCGGAGATCCGATTGTTTTTCTCTTAAGAGCAATGGCTAAATAAGCTTCTTCAGAATCCATGTTCATGACTTCGTCCATTGCCGTTTTATATGCGTCTCTAAAAGGCTGTCCGTCTAACGCATTGTAAGTCGCAATATCCGCTGCTAATATAGTCTTGTCTATCTTTAAAAATATTTGATCTTCATTTACAGTAAGATTAGTCAATAGTGTATCAACGGCTTTGACGGATTTATGTGTTAGTTCATATGCCTCATAAATACATTTCTTGATAAGTTGTGTGTCTCTATGATAGCCTGAAGTTAACCCATGATAAATGGTCTTGATTTGTGTTTCAATACCGGATAGTAAAGCTGAATTACCTCTTACTATTTCAGCAACGTCTAAATTCCTTTTTTGAGGCATAATACTTGAACCCGTTGAAACACGATCTGATGCAGTAAAGAAATTAAACTCTTTACTCGTATACAGGATCATGTCAGTAGATATTTTCTGTAAAGTCATCATGATCTGCGACAACGCATGTACATATTTTAGTTCTATCTTACCTTTAGAGTTTTTACAATATAAACTATTTTTTTGAATTGAGTCAAAATTTAACAGACGAGTTGTTAACTTTCTGTTAATAGGTACAATAGAGCCAAATCCAGCTCCGCTGCCTAGCGGATTAGTATTAATGTGTTTACAGGTCAATCTGGCGAACCCCTTATCGTCTTGCAGTTGTTCAAAAAAGCCATTGAAATAGTGACCTAAAGTAATAGGCATGGCCTGCTGCGTATGACTATATCCTATAAACAGCGTATATCTATATCTGGACTGTAGATCATATAACGTAGATAATAAGCCGCTTAAGATAGAATCCATATGAAGGTCTAGAGTATTGACCATAAAAAGACGCATAGCGACTAGTGATTGATCGTTTCTACTTCGGCCTGTATGTATCTTCTTACCTATATCACCTAGCCTTTCCGTAAGCAGGCGTTCTAGTACAGTATGACCGTCTTCATCGTCAATAGTAACTTCAATACGACCGTGAGTCCAGTCAGTATATATATTATCAAGTTCATGTTTAACCTGTTTCAATTCAGTTCGACTATAGATACCCGCCTTTCGTAAAGCTTCAGCATGAGCCCGCGTGGCGGTGATGTCGTACCCCATAAACACGTCTTGATCTAATTGGTTATCATTACCAACAGTAAAAGATGTGATAAATGGATCTGAAATTGAATCGTTGTTCTTAGACCAAATCTTATTGCTCATATACACCTTTAGTTTTGTTATAACCTACTCGTTGTGAATATCCAAAATGCTCAATAAAGCCGGCTGATGCCTGTTGGTTAAATGTACCACCTGACATAAACGTAGCATCAGACTCTTCGAATAGTTGATACGGTGATTCAATTGCTACGCATTCAGCCGTACCCTTATAGAGTTTCATTACTACAGTACCTGTAACTTTCTTGTTTACAGATTCAATGTATGCATTGAGATGATTCATTAACGGATGGTACCATCTACCTTCATATACAAGATTAGCCCATTGTTGATCGATGTTCTTCTTGTGCATGTATTCTTCTCTAGTACAAACTAGTTTTTCTAAAGCCATGTGTGCTTGAACTAATATTTCAGCGCCAGGTTCTTCATACACGCCTCTTACCTTTAAACCAACTACTCGATCTTCAATAAGATGCGTTATTCCAATACTATGTAGACTGCCCTCGTGATTCAGATCCTCGAGAATAGATCGCAGGTCTCGCTTTGGTCCTATGTTATGGCCATATGCCATAGATTCAACAAGCCCTTCGTTAAATGAAAGCGTAATAAGTTGCGGAACTTCTTGAGCATCTTCAGGAACTTTAACTCGCTTTAGAATGTTCTGTAAACGCGGTATCATGTTTAGATCTTCGATTTCTCCACCCTCAGCTGAACAGCCCCAAATGTTTTCATCATAACTATAGATCTTAGCCTTAGATTGCTCAACAGGTATGTCATGATCTCGAGCATATTCCAATTCCTGCTCACGGCCCATTTCATATTCTCTAACAGGTGCAAGTGTTTTCAGATCTGGGTTCAAGGTTGTAATATAATTCTCAAAGCGGATTTGATCGTTCCCTTTGCCTGTACATCCATGTGCAATGACTTTGCAACCCCAACGTTCAGCATATTCAACGGCTGTTTTAGCAATTTGTACTCTACCAAGAGGACAGAATAGTCTATAACCATCTTCATAGTCTGCGTTGGCCTTGATTGCTAAAGTGCAAATATCATTTACAAAATCGTCAGTAACATCCACATATGCAAACTCCTTTGCACCAAGGTCATGTGCTTTGTCACATAGGTACAGAATGTCATCTGATTGACCTATACCTATACACAGACAATATACTTCTGCACCGTAGTCTACTTGGATTTGTTTAGTAATAACAGATGTATCTAAACCACCTGAGTATAATAATAGTACCTTACTGAAAGTACCTGGAACGGCTTCATGCGATGCAACTCGCTTATAGCCTGATTTGAAATATTCTTTTTTCATTGAAATAATTTATCAGTTAATTCATTTACTATGTATTCCATGTCCTCTTTAGATGCATCCACTCTAGGCAACATATAACCGTTAGACTGTATTAAATCTAAAGTTACTTCAGGCTTCAATTGAAACTTATTCTCAGGTAGATGTACTATATATGTAGGTCCACCTAAAGACTCTTTAGCGTCCTGGATATCTAGTATCTGGGACATCATATCGAAATGACGCTTATAAACGTGCATGCTACCCGTATTATGGTAATAATGACCGAGCTTAAGATCCGGCATTGTCTGTCTTAAGTCATTGAGCATTAGTTGTTGAAAAAGTGAAAATGTAAAGACGTCATTACAGAAGCCATAGATCAAGTCATTACTACGCATATTTACACCCATATGCAGTCTGTTATCTCTAATAAAGAACTGTACATACTGAGTACAAGGCATGTCCTGATCATTCATGTATTTGTGCATAGGCTGATGAATGACAATAGTACATCTTCTACTAAATGGATCTCTTTGCAGTTCATCCTTTACAAACTGCCACTGATCGCCTAATAGATATGTACCATAATTGGACTCGACTCTACCTGTACTGTCGGCTATGTCTAGCCAGATTTTAGCAAATTTACCGATGTTCCTGACATTAGGATCTTTACCTAGATACCAAAACCATTCTGTAAATGCATATGCCGGGTTAAACGCCCTTGCTGGATTTTTAATTGCTAGGTCAGTAGGATCTAATATACGGAATGATCTGAATATTGTTTCACGTTGGACCCGACCTCTACAATTAGTTTCAGATCCGCTAGTATTTATCGCCCTAATTTCATTAACTAGAGCTTCCTCTAAAGAATTGTATGTAACCATGTTGCAATATAACTAATTTTTGTTTATTATCAAAGTTAAACTATGTCTTTACTCTCAATGAGCGTATATGTAAATGAATTACCCCAGATATCTTCAGCCTGAATTGCTAGCCACATCAGTTTGTTGAAGTCTTCATAATTAGCAATAACTTGACAACCAGCACTCCATTTGTCTATCTGAGTTGAAGTTCCAGATGCTGAAGCTCTATGAATGTTAATACCAAAGATACCTTCTTGGATTTTTGCTGGATCCATATCGTAACAGTTATCTCTATTAGAGTCTCGATATACTTTTACAGGCCTGGCTTGTTTCAAAGCTTTATATTTACCCTGATGCATTCCAATTACATGAGAACTTCGATATTGTCCCGGAACCATTATAGCAACACCATCTGAATTAAGTAGATTTTCTGTGTAATACTTTCCAGGATCGGTCGTTGCATTCCATTGATGAAAGTTCCAATCATTTCCAACCTTATACGTTACAGTGACCAAATCGTCGAATTTATTAGTCACTTCATCATATGTTTCAGAATTTCTAACGCCGACAATATTAAGATTGTAATTGCCATTCTCAAACCATTTGTAACCTTTAGCCTTTACTGCTGTTTCAATTTGCTCTCTTGTAAAATTCATATTACCCTTTTAAGACAACCAATCATCAAGCTCTTGAGACGATAGCATACCTAATTCTTTATTGCAAATTTTACAAGATTTTATAGGTCTGCCGTCTGCCTTTTGCTTTATGTATTCTTCATGTTTACAGTTGTCTTGTAGTTCCTTTAATTGTTGTTCAAATTCAATTATTTTTTGTTCGATATTTTTTGCGTTGCTCATTATAATCTCCTAGATTATAGTACAATCGCTGAATCCAATCGTTTCCTATAGTTACTGTACTTCGCATTGCCCACCTACACATGCTAATTCACCTGAAAGATCTGTCATGTCTTCTACCTCAATAACTTTGGTCAAATCGACCTCCTTTAAACTGGATAGCAGCTCATTGTATTTGTCTTCCGTAATATCCTCAAATGGTGCTTGAGTATATGTTCCACCGTTGTAAGGTAATACAGATAGACCGTTATAATAGTCCCTGTTTTCCCACATCCATTCACCGGCATCTGACCATTCATCTTCTTTTAATGATACAGTTGCTGAAACGTTATGCGAGTTAGAACCTTTCTGATGACCTGGTTTTACCCATTCTGATGATACCTTTTTTATTCTTTCAAGAAGTGCAAACGGTGATTCTGTTCTCAAAATAGCTCCTTGAGGTGCTTTTTGTGGAATGCTGATAACAGCAGTATCATGAGGTCTAAAATACTCATCCTCTACTAGTTCAGGATGGTATATAGATAAGTATGTATATATAGCCTCATTTTTGCCAACTCTAATACGTCTAATGTAATAATCATTGTGCCATGCATGAATACCTGAACTGGTACCAAGAACGAGACTGGTTGTACCTGCAGGTTTTACAGTAGTAGCACGTGCAGTTGAATTGATGCCAATTAGTTTGGCAATTCTTTTATTTTCTTTAACTACAAGATTAGCAGCCGATGACATATCATAGCCAAGTACTGTTCCTGAGCCAATGCCGGTCATTGAAATACCGATCAATGCATCTTTTTCAGTTGTTTCTCTCCAGATTTCTCGCAAATAATGAAAGTCTGTATACCCGGCTTGTAAAGTACCAATCAGTGTAGCAGCTTTGACCCTGGCTTCAAAGTCTTCCTGAGACTCAATATCACTAGCATTTACTTCACAAAGATTACAGAACTGATAAGGTCGTAGTGCAATTTCACAACAAGGATTTGTACCCCAGTCTTTGTCATTATTCAAATAGATACCGGGTTCTCCAGCACCAGAAAGTTCTACTCGCTTCCATAGGTCCATAAAGAACTCTTTGGTAACTTTATGTCGCATAAGTACTGCAGAATTGTTTGCTCGTCCACGCTGAGGATTAAGTTCCCACCAATCACCAGCCTTACATGATATCATTTCGTCATCGTCTGCATTAAATAGCGATATAAGCGCTGCACGCCTAATACCGCCAGCAAGAACGGCGTCAGCAATATGGCAAACCATATCATGGACATCAAGAGTCGAGAGCTTCTCGCCATTTTGTTTCTCATTTAAGATCCCTTTAAGTTTTAATATACATTCCTTAAGTGGCTGCGGGCCTGGCGCCTTGCCACCTGAAGTGATCAACCTAGAGCCTTTAGGTCTAATATCTGAAAAGTCAAATTTGATACTAGAGCCTCCCTTAAAATAACTTTGAAGCAATACCTTGATGGCATCTGCCCAACCTTCGATGGTGTCACTTACTAAAAAACGTTTTGTTCGTTTTACGTATGGTTTTCTGATTTCAGGTAGTGATGCTACATGATGACGCTGTACAGAATAGCCAACGCCAGTACCGCCAAGTAGCAGGAACATGACTTCACTAAATGAATCAGGATGATCAATAGGTAAATATGCACAGTTGTATACCCTGTTCGGTGAAATTTCAATAGGCTTTCCACCGAATTGTAGACTGCGCATTGATGGTAGAACCTTTTTGTCATATACAAGCTTATATGCATCTTCAATCTCGGACTTCAAATCTGGATATTTCTTTATATGCATAGCCTTATTACGATCTACAATTTCAGACCATGCTTCTCTGCGTTGCAGGTCTTCATTGTATTTTGCATATTTCATATAAACTGTGATATCACTAAGAATTGAAGTGGAGACGTCCATGTGCTTTCCTTTATTATGTTAAAATTGATGTGTGGGATAAATATGATATATACTTACTGTTGAGGCATATTGGCAAATTTATCTTTGAGCATTTTTCTAATATACTCGCTGCCCTGATTTATTTCCTGTTGAGTTTCTTGTCCCTGTGCAGAATTAGGCTCGTATATCTCAATATGACCATTGCCGGCGTTCATTTTACTAGGGAATGTTATACCGTCAGGACCAAACCTGTTCTTAATTAAATGCCAACGTCCAGTGTTAGCCGTTTTGTCTTCAAGTTTACGACTTAACGATATTACAAAATCAGCAATCATTATTTTAGAATATGATTCTGCAATCTTATCAGCTTGTATTATTTCCTCATTGATTGCACTTCTGTTGGCTTGAGATGCTGTCCAGATTGGAACATCTAACTCACCGGCTAGACCTCGAAGATCTTCATAGATATTACCTAGTTCATGACGGACTTCACGATTATTTAATCCTTGACCACGTAATAGATCTGCATAGTCAACTATAACCATGTCAGGTTTTTTACCCTGTATTCTGCACTTTTCAATATGTGCAGCAAGTGAATTTACAGTAGCACCTTTAGTAGGAAAGTATTTAACGATCAACTCACCTTTAAGATTATTGACGACTTTTTCAACATCATCTATATTGTACTTTAGCTCTTGAGCCGAAATACCTGTAAAAATACTATCATACCTGAGACCAACATAATTCTGATTGAGCTCTAATGTATAATGGACTACGGTTTTTCCTTTTTTAACAGCATGAGCTCCTACATTAGCTAATGCCCATGATTTACCGATACCAGCAGGAGCTACAAATACGCCTAATTCACCTCCTGCTAATCCACCATCTGCTAGATTATTTATTACCTCCCATTCAGTCGGTACGCAATCTCTAACATTCACAGTATATCGCTCTTTGACATTATCTGCATATTCAAGACCAATATTCCTTTCAGTGCCGGCCTTCATTGCAGTGTCTATAGTAGTCTTGATGCCGTCATAGTCGCCTGACTGTAACAAGTCTACGGAAGTCATAATAGCCTTTTTCAGATTCTGATTCTTACAAAAGTCTATTGTCTGAGATTTGACAAATTCTAGGTCTGTAGCTTCTAAATTAGCTATAACGTCCTTTAAGTTGTCAACTATCTGAGTCTTTAGTACAGTGTCTTCTACTTCACTAGACATAACCTTAAATACTTCAAGAGTCGGAGACTCCTTGTACTTAAGATGATAGCTTATGACAGACTCACATAGCCAACGTATAGAGTCATTTTCAAAATAACTACCTTCTAGTATATCATGGACTTGCTGTAAAAAGCTAGAGTCCCGAAGTAAGGCTGATACAATCTTAATTTGAAAACTGTACCCATAATCACTTAATCTATCGCTCATTTGTTATTCCTTATTGCGTCAATTGGAACCCATACTGATCTGAGCCACAAGTCTAAGTTTTTGAGAAGATGCATTGAATCTTCAGTCAACATTTGAATGAACTTGACCATGTTTAAGGCTTGCACAGGTTTACTTGTAATATTCAGTAACGATTCACGAGCATAACCTGAAACTTCTACATCATATAGTTGCATAATACGATAGTTGACTTTGACAATGTCTTTATTGTCGAGTATTCTTTGACAGACTTTAGCAGTAGAATCAGACTGCTCTATAAGATCAAAAAGGCCATTTATTGTTATCTTGCTTTCACCAAATAGTGAAGGAATTGCTTTCTGTATAGTTTTTAAGCCTGCGCCTTGTACACCTGAAATATTGTCAGACTTGTCGCCTAATATAGCACGTAATACTGCTAGATTTTCAGGCATAATACCGAATAATTCTTGAACTTCATTCCTGAAATAGAATACCTTTTTTGTTGGGGACCATACGCAGCATTTTTCATCGACCAGTTGTAGAAAGTCCTTGTCTGTTGACATAATAAACTTGTTTGAATCTGGATAGATCTGTTTTGCTATGTATGCAATAGCATCATCGGCTTCAATATTTTCAGTTGACATAACAGTGACAGGTAATACAGATAAATAGTCCGTAAGCCTGGTGAGTTGTTGTGACATCAGAAGCCTAGTATCATCAGTACTAAATGTTTTACCGTGAGCACTCATAACAGGTTTACGACCTGCCTTGTAGTCTGGATATATTTTACGTCTACGAGCTGAACCACCTTTACCGTCAAAGCATATGATAACCCGAGTAGGTTTGATTTGCTTGATTGCAGCACCTAAGCCAAGCAGAAAACCTTTAATGCCACCGACAGGAACACCATTCTCATTCTGACTTGGATTGATTGTAAAGTTGCGAATAAATAGATTCAGACCGTCAACAAGAAGTATACGATCATCCTGCTCCATTTTAGGTTGTTCAGATAGATTAGCTAGGATGTCTTTGTAGCGTTGTTTACTCATAGTATGGTCGTTTATTGTACAGTACTAATATACCTATAATATTTGATACCTCAAAGTATTTTTCTGTAAAAACACCAAACCACCTACGTTAATAGGTGGCTGGTGCTATGTCTGATATGTTTACTTATTATCAACCGTCAGGAAGATCATTAGTTCCAATTTCTATGTCGTCAATACCGACATCATCAGACTTATATGACATTATAACCGCATCACAGATTCTAGAATATATTTGATCCTTGATTCTAGTATCATGTAATATTTTATCTTCGAAGTCCTTAGACAAGAATTTAGTCATTTCACCAGTTTCAGTATCAGTGTATGTATACCAACTTCCACCTTGATCAACTAGCTTATAGTCTTTCATAAGTTGAAGCCAACTACCATAATCATCAATTCCAGAATCGAATCTGATGTCAAACTCAGCCGTTCTTAATGGTGGACCCATTCTATTCTTGACAACCTGAGCCTTGGTTTTGATACCAATTACGTTTTCTTTCTTCAGCTCTTTGTCTTTGACTTTTATTTGGCCCATACCTTTAAGTCTCAATCTACAACTTGCATGAAACTGTAAAGCCTTTCCACCACTAGTAGTCCATGGATCACCAAAACTAACACCTAACTTTTGTCTGAGCTGATTCGTAAATACGAGACAAATGCGCTGACGACCAATAAGCTGCGTTATTTTACGCATAGCCTTTGAAAGTACAAGGGCTTTAGCAGTAGCCCAACCGTCTTTCTCATAATCAGCAGCTTGTTCAAGTTTAGTAGTAGCTGCAGCAACAGAATCAACTGCAATTGTCACTAGACGATCTTTGTCACTTTCACGAACCTTTAAGATGATGTTTTCAATAACTTCGAAAATATCTTCTACAGCTTCAAGTTGGATATATAGCAGTTGGCTAACATCGATACCAATAGCCCTAGCAAACTCTTCATTAAGGGCATTTTCAGTATCGATGTATACAGCCAAACCACCGGCCTTCTGAGTATTCGCTAATACATGAGCGGTTATCAGCGATTTACCACTAGCTTCCATACCTGTAATTTCAGTAATACGACCAACAGGTAGTCCGCCATCAGGCCTGTTTGAAATGGCTAGATCTAAGAGCGATGAGCCAGTACTAATCCATTCTGTAAGATCAGTAGGTGTTTCTTCAGTGCCGTCTAAAAAATATGCAACCTTTACGTCACTGAATTTACTGTTTAGCGTTTCTGCTAATGTTCCGGCTAAATCGTCTCTTAGATTTGCGTTACTTAGTGTATCTTTCTTTTTTCTAGCCATAGTTCTCCTTAGCTATTGAATAGTTCGTCAAACGCACTATCAATATCGCCTGTAGATTTTGCACCGACACTTGCAGCTTGCGACTGTGTTGATGTATCTTGTGTAGACTCTTCAGTATCACCGCCATCGAGCCATTCTTGAAGTATAGTCTTAAGTTCGTCATAAGACTTCTTCTTGTAAATTTCAAATAGATCGACTTGACCATTTACAATTTGATCAAGTAGATTGGCATCTTCGGTTGCAGGTGACTGATTAGGTTTTACCATAATTGACGTCTTTGCATAAGTGCCATTACCATCACCTGGAGTAAAGTTTACAGTGATATCTCGACCAGACTTCAAGTCAGTAATATCGCCATAGTCTGGATCAGCCAAGAATTGAAGAAGCTCTTGATAGACTTGCTTGCCAAAGCCCCAGTACTTAACGCCTTCGGATTCTTTTCCACGTACAATAACAGGTACTAGCACTCGCATTTTCGGTGTAAGCTTCTTTGCAAGTTGAAAGTCATCGCTGTTTCCACTATTTCGAAGTTGATCAGCAAATTCAACAACAGGATCTGCTTCACCAAATGTAATAGGGCTAAGGTGATTTCTCTTGCCAATATTATAATGAAAGTACAACTCGTTGAACGGATTGTCCTTGTTGTACTGATATGGTACAAGTCTGATTTGATTTTTACCAGGTTCTGGGCGCCAAAGATTTGACGACTTCTTTGTTGAATT